AGTTTATCTTCAAAATCTCTTATGTTATAATATTCATTTATAACTCTAATCACATTATCACCTACTGTCTTACTTTGTGAATATCATCAATATAATTATAATTACTATCCTTATAATCAACCTTAGGTTTCTCAGTATCAACAACTGGAACAATTGTGGTGATTAGACAATCAGGATATTCAATTAATTGATTTATTGATGTAACCTTAAACATTCTTGGACGGTTATGCATTACATTAATCATTGGAATTTCAACTCTTGCTTCCATTGTAAGATGAGGTGTATCAAATGGAAACATCATAATGTATGGCTTATCATCAGGACTTTCTGATACCCATCCGATTCTTCTTAAAGTCTTAACCTTAGGATTCTCTTCAAAGATTACATCAAGATGAATTGGATCTGATAATTTATGTGGATGTACTTCTCCATGAATTGTATCATCAAATTCAATTACATATCTGTAGATTATTGGGAGTCCTCTGAGCTTAGCCATCTCCTTAAACCATCCACGATAAAGAACTGCATCTTGCTGAGTAAGTAATCCCATAAATTATCACCTCATATATTACATTTTTACAAATATTTTAAAGAAATCTTTAGCAGGGAATGTAACTACACATGATCCATATCCTCCTGGACCTGCACCACCACGCATAATAATTGTTCCTTTAGAAGAATCATAGTCTAAAACTGCATCCCAAGGGATTACAAATTCTGGATTCTTAGGCATAATTTCAATATATCCATCATTATATAATTCAACTACTTCTTCAATGCTATAATCTTCAAGATTTTCTTTAGCTTCTCTTAACACTTTAACTGCCAAATTAATAACCCCCTAGAATTTATAATTAGAACTAAGAATACGCATCATTTCGTCACAATCATTATAAATGCTTTTAAACTCACTATAAATTTTCTCAGCAAGTCCTGGAGTAATGTTTCTTCCTCCAATAGCACCATCATTGTTATCTTCAATGTCTTCATCAATAGCTTCTTCAAGTTCTATTAATATATCTCTAAGAGACAGATTAATTTTATGCATTTCATCTTCAAATTTCTTGAAATGAAAAGATTCTTTCATAGATTTCTTATGTTTATCTTCTAATACTTTAACTGCCATAATTTACTACCTCCATTAGAACTGATCGTAATCTCTGATCGTATCATCAACTGCTCTCTTCAATCTTTCAAGAGCACTAAGAACTGAATCTTCAAATTCTTCATCTAATGGAATTTGTAAATCATTAATCATATCAATTATTCTGTCAACATCATCAAAGAATGAATCAGGTGATTCTGTTAACTTAGATTCATTCAACTTAGATACTCTTCCGATGAATTTCTCAATAGTTCTGAAATCAATTTTCGTATATAATTTAAAATCTTCATGAGATTTCTTCATTTCATTGAACTTAGATTTAATAATATTACGAATTTCTTCTGCTGATAATCCTGTGATATCAATTCGTTCATAAGTTCTATCTTCATCGTCGTGAATCCCCATGTAACACTTATCTTTGTCATCTTCTACATGACATAATTCAGCATATCCTAATTGTGCAGTGTATCCACAACCCAAGTTCTTATAATCTACTTTATAAGTCAATGATGCTACTCTAAGATAAATGTCTAGTAGCTTTTCTTCATTTAATTTCTTACTGCTATTATTCTCAATTACTCTAACTGCCATTTATAAATCACTCCTCATCTTTAGGATCTAATTCTTCCTCATCAGAATCATCTCTATTAGAGAATTCATTAGTATTATCTTCTTTATTTGAAAACTCTTTTTCATTATCCACTTCTGAATCTTCATCAGGATCAACTGGTTCAAGTTCTTCAGGATCATTTTTAGGAAGAACTGTAGTTTTCTTAAGATTTCTCTTCTTATTGATAATAGCTTTAGCTTTAGGATCGTTAATAATAAATTCGTCATCATCTAATCCTAAGAATTCTTGAACTTCATTAGGATAAGCTTTAACAAATTCATTAATTACTGAAGCAACTTTAACTAACCATTTCTTATTAGATAATAAAGCAGTTAGATGCTTACACATAGCACCCAACTTATCATCAGGATTAGTTATCTTAGCTGGACGATTCTCAGGCTTACCATACTTATATCCAAACTTAGTTGCCCAATAAGCAAATCTATAAATAAAATCTGGACAAGTACAATCAACAAGAATATCTTCAGCATCAATAGCTCTTGTTATAGCTTTGATAACAGTTTGTAATGTAAAATTAGGTTTAGGTTGTTTCTTAAGTACTTCCTTGATCTGTTTCATTAGACCTTTAAATGCTATAGTACAAATATAATCTCCAACTGGTACATTTATTACAAATTCATCTTTCTTTAATAACGAATCAAATCCAATACTTCTAAAAGACAATGGTTTATAACCAACTCTCCTTGCATAACGAGCAGGAGATTGTTTCTTAACCTTACCTACAAGATTTTTACGATCAACCTCAAGATAAATAGAGGAGTGATCAGATCCTCTATTGAATTTGTCTAATTCATATATCATCTCTAATCACTCCTATTTCATATAAAATTCAAATTACTTTCTGTTCTTGAAATTTGAACGATTCTCCTTGAGAGCATACTTACCATAAATCTGAACTCTCTTACCTTCCTTCTTAGTGATGAAGGAATACTTCATACCAGTGAATCTGATAACATTGTTCTTAGTGAATGCTTCGAAAGTGAAAGGAGCAGCTTTCTTAGATTCAACCTTGAAAGCAGAATCTGCCTTAGCTGTAAGAGAAGATACCTTAGCAGTAGGACGGAAGTTCTCGATAGTGATTGTAGTCTTCTTAGTAGAACCACTCTTGAACTTGATATCACATTCAATCTTAAGAGTTCTACCACAGATCTTAGCACTTACTGCTCTCATAGAAGAAGCATTCTTATAGTTCTCCTTAATGAACTTAGTAAGGAACGGATCAAGAGTCTTCTCATCAATGAGATACTTATAAGACTCCTTCTTAATAGGATCACCAAGATCCTTGCACTTAGCATCCTTTGTGAGTGACTCTTCCTCTACATCACCTGTATCAACATCGAGCTCTTCATCAATCTCATCATCTGCATCAACATTAACTTCATCAATGTCTACATCAGCATCAACATCGAGATCATCGTTATCCTCTTCACCTTCATCACCAAGTGCTTCATCAGGTGACTCAACTCCACCAACGAGAATGAACTCGTCAACTACTTCGCCACATACAGGACACTCTTCCTCTGCACCCATCTCAGTGCCAGAGAAGAAGTTATTTCCACAGATAGGGCAAGTATAAACAAAGTCACCTACATACTCTTCAGTAGAAGGAACTTCACCATCAGGAGTCTCATCAATGATTGCCTGGAGATCATCAAGATTTGCTTCATACTCATCAGTATCGAGCTCAGGATCAACAACTACAACAGCATCAGTTGCAGTATCCTCAGGAAGATCTACATCATCGACCTCAGGATCATACTCTTCATCTTCAACTACTCTGCGTCTACGAAGAGCATTCTCAACCTTTCTATTCTCTGTCTTAATAGAAGACTTAGACTTCTTAGATGCAGTCTTAGTTGTCTTCTTAGCATTATTCTCCTTAAGAGCCTGAGCCTTAGCTCTCTGGCATGCAAACATAGTTGCTTCAAACTTGCTCATAGGAGTAACATTCTTAGCAGTCTTTTTCATAATAAAACTCTCCTTTATTTATTATAAATTTTCAAGTTTCTTAAGATAAGATAAAACATTATGAATAGAATTATCAAGTTCTCTCTTGTAATAACTATCCCATTCAAGTCTTTCTTGAAAATACTCTTCATCTGTCATATTACGCTTATCTCTATAAGTATTCCACTCATCAGTTCCAACTTCACTGATAATCTTATTAATATCTTTCTCAAGCTTTAAGAAAGAGTTTGAAAGACTTGCAAATTCTCTCATACATCTCTCATAAGAATCCATGACATTGCCATCATCAGAACTGATTGATCTTATATCAATATCAAATATACGATTCTTAAGTTTAGAAATCTTCTTATAATAATTATCAAGAACTTCTGCGGTGTTATCAATATTAAATTGATACAATTTAGCAACAAGTTTAGCAGGATCTGGAATTACATAACCTGACTTATCTCTACCGTGTATAGTATGCCAATTACCATCATAATCAGATTTATACTGACCAGCATAATCACCTTTAGAATTATATCTTGGATCATAATATTTATCCCTAGCCATCTTCTTACTTGCAGAAATATCAATAAATCCGATGTGATCTGCAAGATTGATAAGAGTCTTAACACTATTCTTTGAAGCATAAGACTTAGGTGCTATATCTTGTTGTAATCTTACATCATTGTAATTGATATATTTACCAGAGTTAGCCATTTTATAGAGATAAATTTCATTGCCCCAATCAACAGAACTTGATAAGTCTACAATAACAAGATAATTAGGATCTTTGAATCTTGGATCCTTGTGATTAGATGTACTTTGGAACTCACAATTATAAAGATCAATTCCAAGTTTACTACTTAAATCATTCTTTAAATAATTATTACCTTTCTTATCAAGAAATCTTGTAAACCAGGATGGAAGATTTTTATAAGATTCCAATACTCTTATCATTAAAATATCACCACTCTTTATCTTTAATCTATTGGCAATAACAAATCGTTATTATCATCAAGGAATTGACGAATTTCAGCTAACTCTGCTTGTGCCTCAGATAACAGAGTGTCTCCATCAAGTTCATAAGTAGCTGAATTAGATTTATATTTACTTCGGATTCTTCCAAGCATTTGCTTAGATAATGCCAAAGCTAATCGTTTAAGTAAATTCTCCCAGAATGGTTCTTTGATATCTTCAATAACTCTGTATTCTGGAATATATACAAGCGTTATCCTTATAGGTTTAGGATAATTCGCATAAACATAAAGATCTCTGTTCTCTTTATCCCAATGGAAATCCAAGTCGGTTGCAATCGTATTCTTAGCTTGCTGAGTTAACAAAGCTACACTATAATTAGTTAGTGTAGATGTCTGTAATGAACTACTAGCTGTCATCTGATATATTACATCTTGGAGATCGGAATCAGTCATTTGGCTATTTGCTCTCATTACATAAACAATGCTATCAATCGGATACTTCTTAGGATCAAGATGCATCTTTTCTGAATAAGTGATTGTCTCTGTCTTTGTATCAGAAATATAATGTTGTATTTCTCTGAAAGCCATGTCTACGATTTTTGGAAGATAATCCTTTATCTCGATCTCGACAACAGGATAACCTAATTGGAATAATATATCATTAACATACTGTTCAGTAGTCATACATTACTCACCACTTTCAGTTGTTGCACTTACCTCTTCAGAACTCTCTGAAACTTTTTTAGATGACTTCTTTCTCTTGGGCTTATCCTCGACAACAGGAGTCTCTTCAGTAGCAACTTCTTCAGTAACTGCTACTGCTTCAGCAATCTTCTCTTCTGATGCATTCTCAGGAGTGATCTCAGGTAATTTTGATTCTGTTTCATTAATAAGCTTCTGATCTGCTTCATCAAGAATAGCATTATCAAAATAAGAATCATCTACCTTAGTAACCTTCATACCTTTTCTTGCATACGATGTATAAAGATAAGAGTGTTTCTTATTATAAGTATCAATAATAGCTCCTGCTCCTGGACTAATTATAATTGCCTGATTAGTAGGAACAAGAAGTACTGTCTGATCTTTATCAGTCGTATTAGTAACGAGTACATGCTTCTGTTTCATTCAAATTCACCTACCTCTATTTGAATTAATTAAAGTGATCATGTAGATGACTAGGAGGCATCGTCATCTACACTTTCACTCCATATATTTAAGTTAATTAATAACTATATATGGTAAATTAACCAGCAGCTTCTTCTGTAGACTCTGCACCTTCAACAGCAACAGTAAGTCTCTCAGAATTCATTGCCATATAGTAAGCTACCTCTTCAGATGTCTGAGCAACAATCTTAAGAGAATCTTCAGGAGCAATTGGAACCCAGAAGTTTACACGATAAAGCTGAACCTGCTGCTCCATAGGTTCAGTTAAATAAACAACATTAACTTCCTGAGTAGTGTTTCCTTCATCATCTGTAACATCAATAACAGAAGTTAATTCCTTATCGATAACACCAGGATCAGTATTAGTAATAGTGATCACAGCAGGTACAGTTGAATAATCTTTAGTATTTGCCATAATAAAATCTCTCCTTATTTTAATTTGTTATCGCCTAAGACTCTCTGCATATCCAAGATTATTATCTCAGATTAGCAGAGAGTTCATTAAGCTTCTTATAGAAAGGAATTATCGGAACAAGCGATTAATTAGTCAGTGATATATCCCTGGAGATACATCTTGTTGTTAACCATCTTCTTAGCATACATAGTTGCCCATCCCTTGCGTCCAGCAAAGTCATCAGTCATAAGAAGATCAGTAGAGATGATAGGCATGTAAGGACAATAGAACATACCAGCATCCATGAATGATCCACCCTTATAGCCAAGAACAAACTGGTTAGCCTGATAATCAGGAGATACGAATACCTTGAATGCACCAAGAGTACCTAAGAAGTGAGGTCCAATTGCCTGAGCACCAGAAGGAGTAAAGTTTCTCATTACCTGAACAACAGAAGCAACACCAAGACCACAGATCATGAAGTTAGGCTGAACCTTACGAGTAGCACCGAAGATTACATTACCACCTTCAACAAGCTTGGTGTAGAAAGAATCATAGTGATCAAGGTTATTAACTCCAACAGGCTGAGTCTTACTCCAAGTAATAGGAGCACCAGCATTAGCCATCTTGAAGATATCACCAGCGATTTCCATATCGATCTCGTGAGCAATTTCACCAGCAACTTCAGTTGCCAGGAGAGAATCGATATCCTGACCATACTCCTTCTCGAGCTCATATGCAGCATCAAATGCGTATACAGCTCTCATCTTTCTGCTACGAGCAACAACAGGAAGAGAAGTAATTCTGAGGTTAACTTCAGGAACAGTATTGATCAGAGGAACATCCTCGTTATTGTACTCATAAGTTACAGTAGGCTCCTGCTCAGGCTCAGCAGCAAGAGTAACAGAAATAGCACCAGTTGTGTAATCAATAGTACCAGCAGTGATACCAGTACCAACAATGTTACCATTACCGTCATCCTTACCTACAACAGAACCACCATCAGCACTGAAGTAAACAGTACCAGGAAGTACAGGAAGCCAAGCAAGGTTACCAGTTACTGCTGTACCAGTATAAGCAACAGACTCGTTGTCAACTGTACGAGCAGAGTAATTCTGATCTGCCTGACCCATGTTGAGAGAAGATGCAAACATATCACCATTCTTAGTCTGACCCTTGTTTGAGCCATACTCATAGCTGATGTAGTTGATCATACCAACACGATTATCAATAGGCTGAACAGATGCGATATCATAAGTGATCAGGTTAGGAACAACTGCATTAACGATATCAAGTGCATATCTCTTATACTGACCAATATGACCAGGCTGAGTTGCTTCACAAACCTTTAAACGATGATGAGTGTTCTCAAGGGAAACTGCCAGAGCTACCTTACGATCAAGACTCATAGGTCCGAGAACAGATTCAGTAGCTGTAATTCTTTTATTCCACTTCTTGATAAGAAACTGATTCTTAGCAGAAATCGGTGCAGATGCAGTATTTGCCATAATAAATCTCTCCTTAATATTTATAATTAATTTTTCTTCAAATGCTTAAGCATCTCAACAGTATGACTGATCTCTTCATCTTCCTCTGTCATTACTCTTGATTCATTAATAGAAATTCCTGACACTGGAATAGCTACTGGAATTTTATTAATTCTGTCATTCTTATCAGACAGTTCTGAAACAACTCTATCAACATCAGTAATATTGAAGTTCTCAGGAAGTCTTGCTCTTACAGTTTCTGAAGAGAATCCGCACTGGATAGCTTTCATTTTGAGATATCTCTCCATGAAAGATTTATTCTCATTCACTAACTTAGCATTACTCTTCTTAGCTGAGCTTAGCTTAGCATTCAAATCTTTTTCAGTTGCCTTATATTTATTAATTGTAGTAGATGCTTCAGACAACTTACTCTTGAGTCTTACATTCTCTCTGCGGACATCTTCATACAATCCAGAGTTCTGATTAGCATTTCTTCTACTTTCAGTCAGTTTACTCTGTAATTCGTCTACTCTGGATGCTTTTGATTCTAACTTAGAAACTTTAAGTTTAAGAGTCCTCTTCTCAGATTTAAGCTGAGATACTTCTCCTCTCAGAGATTCAAGTTCTTCATCATATTCTGAAGATTGATCCGTCATTGAGACAATGTCACCTTCAAGAATACTTACCTGTTTCTTAGCATCTTGTAAACATTCACGCAGATTCTTAGAATTAGATTTCATACTTTGAATAAGTTCTCTCATTTCTTTCATCTTGATATTATCAACAGAATGAATTTTCTCAAGAGATTCAATCTTAGCTTCTAATTCTTCAATTTTCGTAGCTGATTCACCAAGTTCCTTGATTAACTTTGACGAGATATTATCTCCATTTCCAACGGAATCAAGTTTCTTATCAATAGATTCCTTAACAGAATCTAAAGGTAAACCAGTTGCAGAAATAATTGACTTGATAGACTCAAGTTCTTGAGTAGTTGTAGCATTAGAAATCTCTCTTTCAAGAGATTCAGCTAATAAAGTTAGTTTATTAGCATCCTCATTTGCACAACCCTCTACAACTTCAGGTCTCGCTTTTGCGACTGCTGGTGTTATAACAGCATCAAAGCAAATAAAGAAGTAAGTATCAGGATCAATAATTGTCTCACCATCTTCAATTATCTCTTCACCTGATCCTCTTGAGCTTACACCAATCTTGCATCCATAATCAAGTAACTCTTTAAGAATCTTTCCATTAGGAGTATCAAGAATATCAAACTCACACCATACGATACCTTCCTGCTCCCTAATCTCGAATTTTCTCATTACAATAGCCACTTCTTTAATCTTAGTTTCAAGACGATCATCAGGGTGATCAGTCTCACCAAGAATTGTAAGAGTCTCCATTCCTTCCTTGAAATCTTCAGATGCTTCTACATTTCTCCATAACTTAAGATTATACTTTCTTCCATTACGAGTAGGCTTCACAAACTCAGCTGCAGGTCCAGCAAGAGTTCCTAAGTAATGCTTACCATTCTCTGTCTTAGCTTCAGCAATATAATTCAGAGTATCTAAATTAAATCTTTCAACTAAGCACTTTCTTTGTTTGTTAGACATGATATCATCATCCTTCCTTAAAATAATTCTTTAATAAATGAACGAGTCTTATCAAAAACTTCATTCAATTTAGAAGAATCTTTATTATAAGAATACAATGTTAATGCTTCTGAAATTTCTTTGATATTCATCTCAGTTGCATAATCCTTTCTGCATTTCTCATTAATGTTAGACATTCTAATCATTGCTCTTGTCAACAATGAAGATAAAGCAATAGCTCTATCCTCGACTGAAGCACTTTCATTAACAAGATTTCTATACAATGGATTCTTGAATCTCTTCTCATGAATATCTCTATAAGTATTCAATGATTCAAGAGGACAATACTTATCAATAAATATTATTGTATCAACTGGAACTGTATCAGATCCAACAATCCTCTCAACATGTTCTTTAATCGGAACTCCCTGCTCCATTATGCGATTGAGATATTCATAACATTTTAATTTATTCATTAATAACAAACCTCCATTTGAAATTAATCTTCAACTTCAAACAACATAGCAATGAGATAACAATCATACATTCCATTATCATATGGACCATTCCATTCAACTCCTACTTGTTGTTCAATACGATTATGTTTATAGTCATTAGATTTAAACCATTCATACCAATCATCAATATCAAACTTGCTTGATAAGTCTGTCTTAACTATATCAGAAACTTTAGTTGATAATTCTTTGTCTTTCTTACAGGCTTTCAGAAATCTCTTAACAGCAATCTTCAATGATTTACATCTTGTATTAAAGTCTATTACATAATAACCAACACTACTATTTTCATTAGGAGGATGATATATTGCATTAACTTCATACTCATTTATATCATCAAAATCTTCTCCTGCTTTATAAACTTTCTCATTAACTACTTCAATCATAAGCTTGTATCTCCTTAAAATGAATCAGAGAAATCTCCAAACTCATCTGTTGAAGAAGTATCATCTGTAGTAGTTGTATCTGAAGAAGTATCAGTGTCGTCTGAAGAGAAGTCATCTGTACCAGAATCAAATCCAGAATCATCTCCACCAAAGTCCATATCCATATCGATATCACTTCCACCACTGATTGGTTCAGTCTCTCCAAATCCACCACCATCTTCTCCTTCTGTATCACCTTCAGGAGCTTCTTCTTCAGGTTTATCATTAGCAAGAATCTCAGTAATATTACTGTCACTAAGCCATGTAGATACAAAGTATTCAAATACTTCTCTCTTAGTCTCTTCTGTATAAGCTTCACCAAGAAGTTCAATGAATGAAGAAATGAGATCCATCTTAGTAGCCATATTCTCATCTCTTTCAGTATCCTCTGTAGTAGCAGGAGATACCATCTTGATATCAAACTTATTTACATAATCATCAAGACCTTTATCTAATGCAAATAAATTAATCAGAAGAGTAATTCCTTGAATGTATGCATTCTGAATTCTTTTAATTGTTCTTGCATAACGAGCATCAAGCTTTGTCAATGATGATCCAGCAGATAATCCACCTTCAATATCCTGACCTAAGAATGACTTAGGTATCTTTAATCCAGCATAAAGTTTATTAGCAAAGTAATCAAGGTCAGCTAAATCCTTTACATTAACATCTCCACCAATATTACTCATGCTTACTACACCCTTACCATTACGAGTAGGAATGTAGATAATGTTATCAATAGGTCCAGGAGAAGCCTGAGATTTAAATCTTCCATTAGGCTTATCCATCATGTTTCTTTGTTCAATCATTTGCTTAAGTCTCTTAAGAACAGTATTAACTTGAGACTTAGTCATATCACCAACTTCAACCTGAAGTAATCTGATGATTGATGAACGAGTAACTCTATTGAGCAGAATAGCATCTTCCATAAGCGATACTATCTGATAAGTAGTATAAATATCCTGAAGTATAGACTGACCTCTTTTGACACTATAAGTCTTAGTTGTCACTCCACTTCCTGTTCCACCAGATCCAGATGATGTTCTAATAACACCATTATTGTTTCTTACATTAGTTCCATCATTAACTCTTGGATCTCTCTTATCTTTATCCTTATCTTTGTCCTTATTAAACATTGAAGGATCAATATTGAAATTAATTGATACAGATTCAGGGTATCTATTAATGTCATTACCAATACTTATATGAATGAACTTTCTTGGATCATATACAATTTCTGTGTTAGAATTAACATTATTCATTACATAAGATGATTTAAATGAATAATTATTAGTCTCAACCTTATCTGGCATAGGAGACTTAACGAATCCAACTGTCTTACCTCTCTTAACTAAATCAAAAATTTCAGCAGGATTAGCATGCATCTCAATATATTCTTGCATCTTATATCCTACATTCTTAGGTTTAAGATTAATTAATGCCTGATGAAACAGGGGATCATTTTCTAAGTCCTCATTATCAAGAGGATCATCAGTAAATGTTTCTAAGTATACATCTCCATAAGTAACTAAAGAATAAATATGAGACCAAGCATTCTTGTTAATATCAAGAACATCAATAAGTCTATTAGCAAATGCAGCAATATTAGGATCCTGTGAATCAGCCCAGATAACAGAACCATCTCTATTATACTGAGTAGCATCATCAGCATACATCTCTAATGCTGAAGCAATTACAGAATCATTACGCATCTCATCATAAACTTGATAAAGACTTTCTCTATCAGTAGCAATGTTTCTGAATGTGCTTAACTGAGACAGATCTGCTAATGTACCAGAATCAATTAACTCTCCTAATAAATCAACAATACCCTTACCTTTTCTTGATACTGGTAACTGATCTTCTTTATCAGGTATTGGTTTGATTCTCATTCCTAAGAATCCATCATTTAATACTTCTCTAAGAGTTCTTCTCGGCATGATATTATCATCCTCCTACCAAATTAACATATCACTATTTCCACTATTATAATATGAATCTTCAATTAAATCGTCACTAACAAATGATCTATCAGCTTGACTTATTTGAGATTTAATTTTAGATAATCGTTTCTTATCTGCTTCCATAGATGCCTTATCAGAATCCTTGGATAACAAATGAAATGCTTCATCATAATCTTTATTCTTAACAGCATTCATAGCTTTAACTGCATTATCTTGTTTCTCGCTATTAACAACTTCTTGCTTAAAACTTCTATCAAGAGAATTAACTACTTCATCCTGTAATGAAGTTGAAGCAACATAATCATTAGCATCTGAAATTGATTTATAATCATCAACCACATAGAGTGATGATCTATCTACCATTTGAGAAGCATTATATAATGCACCAGCTACTGAGTCAGCTATATCCTTAGAACCATTTAATGGATGGTCTACCTTACCAGTTTGATTATTCTGTTCGAGATTAATTATCTCAGTATCAAGTTCATCTAATTCAAGCATTGAAATTCTTCTTTCATTAATTGATGCTTTAAGATACATATATCCATCAGGAGTTCTATCAAGAGATACATATCTTGCATCGAATCCTGCTTGAGAGAACTGTTGTCTTGTATCAACACTTTGAAATCCGTCAGTACTTATTCCTTTTATATTCCATCCAAGATTATACTTTAAATAATAAATAAATCTACGATTCTTTTCAAGAGATATCTCTGCACCAGCAGGACATTGAATTCCTAATGAGAATATATGAGCATAAATCATTTCTTGTATTGGTACTACTTCTCCATCAACATATCCCATATCTTCTCTAAGTCCCATTACTCCTACACCAGAGATACCAGTTCTGTCTCCAGTTACTGACATATCAAGATGAATATAAATTGGTTTAGTATATATCTCTTCTGGTACAGCAGATGGATCAAAGAAATCCATAATCTCAAAGTTATCTAATGTTCCTATTGAGATAATTGTATTTGAGAATGGATTGATTCTATGACAATGAGCTCTATGAAGATTCTCATAAGTAATAAACTTAGATACAATGTTACAAGATACACCAGCTAAGTCCATCAATGCTCTATCAATATCTCTATTGAACTCAGTAAAGAGCTCTAATGGTACATCCATTATCTCATATCCTTGTTTAATCAATGAATCAATATCATCATTCTTAGATACAATTCTTGATTTAACTTTCTTATTACCTACTGCTACTTTGAATCTCTTATTAGAAAAAGTACCAGGTGGCTTAACATTCCATTGAGGTTCATCTGAAACAATTACATTAGGACTATCCTTAATTGTCTCAACATAAGATTCAATAAAGTCCATCTCAGATTTCTTAGAAGATACAATGAATAACTTAGATACAAGAACACCATTCTTAGTAAATCGAGAACGCATTCTGAACTTAATAGCATTGTAAGTCTTCATAATCTTAGACTTAGTAAAGTCTATGTTAGCACCAGACTGGAAGTTAACTTCGTCCAATATTCCTCATAGTTAGCAATTATGAGAAACAATATATCCTCTTTCTCTATTATAATTCA